CGATATCGTTGTCAATAGTGCTGGACTTGAAAATGGAATGCTCACTATTGAACTTGAGCGTATTATTCCAGAAGAAAAGAAGCCTCGTATTATTGAGGTGAAATAATTGGAAGGGGGGGTTGACAAAACCCCCCCATTCCTTTATGATTATAGTATGATGAAAGGTATATTTGAATGATTGAAATGGAAAAACATGTTAAGCCTGCTGTAATTTTAGGTAAAGTGACTTTTGGACAAGACATTGTTAATGAACTTATAGAAGAAGTTGAAAGACTTAGAAATACAGGAAAAGATGCTGGCAATAAGCTTATTGGTCAACTTCACAATAATGAAAAATCAAAACAGATAGACATTGATCTTACTACTGATGTTGGTAAGATGTGGAAAAAGGTTATGAATGGTGTTGGTGATAAGTATCTCACTGACATGGTGGGCAGATTATCAAGATCAGATTGCTTTGAGGTTTGGACTAATCACGCATATGCTGGAGACTATAACCCTTATCATACTCATGGGTGCAACACCCTAGCAGGACTGTCTGGGTTTATGTGGTTAAGTAACCCCCAATCTATTGAAGATAAGTGGGAAGAATGGACTTCTAATATACCATCAGACGCACCAAGAATTCCAAGTTTAAATCATGCCAGTGGTGTTGTTGATGGATGGACTCAATGTATTTGGGACGTTATCAGCAACCAAGATACAGCAACCCTAAAGCCTGTTGGTGAGGAATGGTTTAAACCTACTGTTGGTCAGATGTGGATTTTTCCTAACTGGTTACACCACCAAGTCTATCCATTTTTTGGTGAAGGCGAAAGATTGTCTATTGCTATGAATTGGAATGTGTATGATTCTGATGAACAGATTTTGATGGGACGTTCTGAAGAACAAAAGAAAGAATTTTATGATATGCAAGACCGGCGTAAAAAAGAGAAAGCAGTTTTAGAAAAAGCTAAAGAAGATGGTTTCTTTGAGAAAGAGGTAACTTAGTGCTGGACTACAAATATAATGAAGGACATGCTCTTGATGAATTGAGAGAGTATATCGACTCCACCTATGATGAACACTACAGCAAGAACAAGTTTCAAGCTACAGAGTTCATCATCGATGGTGGTCATGGTGAAGGTTTCTGTATCGGGAATATATTGAAGTATGCTCAACGGTATGGAAAAAAAGATGGAAAGAACAGAAGGGACTTGCTAAAAGTAATTCACTATGGTATTATAGCGTTATACATTAATGAAATGGAAGAGAGCGAAAATGAAACTAAGTGATAATACAATTTCTGTGTTGAAGAACTACTCCACAATTAATCAGAACCTAATGATTAATATGGGTTCAACACTGAACACAATGTCTGCTATGAAGAATATTGTGGCTAAAGCTACAGTTGAAGAAACATTTGAGAAAGATGTTGCTATCTATGACTTGAATGAGTTTCTTGCTTGCATGTCTCTATTTACAAATCTGGATTTAGATTTTCAAGATAATTTTGTTGTGATGAAAGGCGAGACTAACAACTCATTAAAATATTGGTATAGTGATCCATCCGTAGTTACAACAGTAACTAAAGAAATTACAATGCCAGAATGTGAAGTTAACTTTACTCTATCAACTGAACAATTATCTGAGATTAATAGGGCAGCTGCAAGTATCAATGCGCCTGATATGGTACTGGAAGGTGGTAATCTTAGAGTTACTGATAAGAAAAATGACACTGCTAATGCATATCATGCAGAAATTTTCGATGAAGAATCAGATGCTGTTGATTACAAGTTCTGGTTCAAGGTTGAGAATCTAAGGCTTATGTCTGGAACATATGATGTCAATGTGTCTTCTAACAAGATTAGTAATTTTAAAAATACAAATTTTGACATTGAATATTTTATTGCTCTTGAACCAGAATCCTATTACGGTTGAGGTGAAGAATGGAAGATTTTTTATGGGTGGAAAAGTATCGTCCTAAAACAATTGAGGAGTGTGTGCTACCAGATGCGCTGAAACAAACGCTATCAGAGTTTATTTCTAAAGGTGATATACCAAATCTAATTCTGTCTGGTGGTCCCGGCGTTGGTAAAACAACTGCTGCTAAGGCCATGCTAGATGAACTTGGTTTAACTTATATGTTTATCAATGGTTCTGAGGAGTCAGGTATTGATGTTCTCAGAACCAAGATTAAAAACTTTGCTTCCACTGTGTCTCTGCATGGTGGTCGCAAATATCTTATTCTGGATGAGGCAGACTATCTAAATCCACAATCAACACAGCCTGCGCTGCGTGGGTTCATTGAAGAGTTTCACAAGAACTGTGGATTCATCCTAACCTGTAATTACAAGAATCGTTTGATACCACCACTACATTCTCGTTGTAGTGTAGTGGATTTTACAGTTCCAAAATCAGAGAAGAAGGAACTGGCTGAACAATTCTTCAGAAGGGTTATGAATGTTCTCGTTGTAGAGGATATCAAATTTGAACCTAAAGCAGTTGCAGAGGTTATTAACAAGTTCTTTCCAGATTGGAGAAGGGTTCTAAATGAGCTTCAAAGATACTCTGTGTCCGGCAGAATTGATGCTGGAATACTGGTAGATATTTCAGAGGTAAATATAAAAGAACTTATGCAGTCTATGAAACAGAAGGAGTTTACTAATGTTCGCAAATGGATTGTCAACAATATTGACAATGATCCTACTCGTTTGTTCCGCCGTCTTTACGACAACTTGTACGATTATATGGATGGTTCTAGTATTCCCCATGTTGTTGTTATTCTGGGTGAGTATCAGTATAAAGCAGCGTTTGTTGCAGATCAAGAAATCAACATGCTTGCTTGCCTAACAGAGATTATGTCCAGAGGTAAATTTAAATGATTGATGTTTATGATGATGTATTAGAAACACATATTGCAGAATTAATTCATATGCAAATGAAGGAAGTCTACTGGCAATATGATTATCATTCTCAAAACGGGCAAGTAAACAAGCACTGGCATGTTCTGGGTGGCCACGCCGACGATGAAGTTATTAAGAATGGGTATGAGTGGCTTTTACCTATTTGGAATACATCCATTAAAAAGTATAACTTTGAAGACAAATATAAAGTCAATAGATATAAACGACTATACATGAATGCTCATACTCATGGCATTGAACCTCATATACATAAAGATGAGGGTGATTTCACCATGATTTACTACCCAAGATTAGATTGGAGAATGTCTTGGCAAGGTGGTACTTTAGTTGACGGAGAACTAATCCCGTATGTTGGAAATAGATTAATAGTATTTCCTGCTAAAAATCCACATCAAGCACAAGCAGTTTGTAGAGAGTGCTATGAGTTGCGTAGTGTGGTTGTATTTAAAACATCTATTATGGGGCAGTAGTATGGTTGATATTTATGATGATATTTTAAATGAAAAGGATGCTAAATTCATTCACAACGAAATGTCATCAATACATATGTTATGGAAATATTATCATAATTCTGTTGGTGATAAAGAGCAGTTTCATTTAAATAGAAATCTTGGCAATACAGATGAAGAAATAGAAAAAAATAAATTTGGTTGGATTTTTCCTATGTGGGAAAATTTGATGTATTATGGTAAGTTACGAGAGAAGTATAATATAGAAACATATCGCAGAATTTACTTTAATGCCCATGTATATGGTATGGAACCTCTAAGGCATAAAGATGATGGTGATTTCACCATGATTTACTACCCAAGATTAGATTGGAAAAAAGAATGGGGTGGTGGAACTGCGGTGTGGAAAGATGGAAATGATATTTCAAAACTTGCTGATTATAAAGGGAATCGTTTAATAGTATTCCCTGCTAGAAATTATCATCAAGCACAACCAGTTTCTAGAGAGTGCCAACAATTAAGACCAGTCATAGTATTTAAAACTTTTTTAATTGGTAATAAGCAAAATATCTTAGAGGACTATTTAAAAGAACTCGGTTGTCATAAAGTATATCACGGTAAGGGCAAAAAATATACATTGTTTGATCATTTATATAGTGTCTCTAAACAATTAAAAAATAATGGTGCTCCACAGTATCTTCAAGATGCTGGACTGTTTCATTCTGTATATGGAACAACTTATTTTAAACCTAAAATGACAGAGGACAGGGAGGCTGTTCGTTCTTTGATAGGAGATAAAGCAGAAAATCTTGTATATTTATTTTGTAATATGAAACATCCAAGGAAAGAAAATATAGAGTTAATTAAAGATGATGAAGTAAGAGAAGATTTATTAAATATTGAAAGAGCGAATGCAGCTGCCATAAAAAAACAAAAGCATATGCAATCTTTTTTCCCAACAGTAGAGGTAATTGATGATGACTAAATTGGAAACGGTTGGAACTGCCATGAGGATGAAAGGTGTTAAACTAAGTATGGAAGAACTTCATCTTGCATATCTGTTTGACAAACTAAGAAATAATTTTGGTTTTCTGGAGAGTGTAAGAACCCAAATACCTGTCAATGGTTCTGGGGAAACTATGCCTATGTATACCTATCCCTGTTACGAGTATTTAAACTCTATGAACTGGGAAGGTGCAGATGTGTTTGAGTATGGAACTGGTTTTTCTACTATATGGTGGAAAAATCATGGTGCTAATTTATATGGCGTAGAGCATAATAAAAATTGGTATGAAAAGATTAATGGTTCGAGTACTCACATTAAAACTCGCCAGCAACTTGGATATATCACGCTTGAAAATAATATAGATAATTATCCCACCACTATTAATATTTTTGATAAGCAGTTTGACGTTGTTGTTATAGATGGACTTGCAAGATATGAATGTGTAGAACCGGCAGTATCAAATCTAAAACCGGGTGGTATAGTCATATTTGATAATTCAGATTGGCATAGTAATACAAAAGAATTACTAGACACAAAAGATTTGATCCCTATTCATTTTCATGGTTTCAAACCTACACATGTGGATAGCCAAACCACTTCTATCTATATGCACAAGGAGTTCTCAAGAAAAGCTAAGAGTATTATTCCTATGGGTGGAACTAAAAGGACACCACATATGACAGATAAGCCCAAAGGTTATCAACCAAAAGTTGGTGAGATAATGCAAGGCAGACCAGAAGAATTAGAATACAAACAATAATTCTTCTTGACAACCGCATTCCTATGTTTTATAAATAAATAGAGTTATTTGTATCACATGGAGAAAGCGGTTGTCACTTACAAAATATCTTCATCAAGTAAAGCCGAGAGACGAATCCTATGTCAATCATGTGGACAGGGTTCAGAATCTTATAAATGAAGCTGTTACCACCAAAGAAACAAAAGCACTGAAGACCTACGTTAATACTGCTCTGAAGGATCAGGGTATTAAAACTATTGGCTCAGGTCGTGGCGATTATCATATTCGTTTTGGTATGAAAGGTGAAGGCAAGTCGTTCTCTGCATTTTTTTTAGGGTTAGGTCTTAAAGTAGATGATGTTGCAATAGCAGTTAGTGAAAAATATCCTACATATCTATTGACAGCAATTAAAGATATTGACGAAAAGATTCCTAAAGGAACTACATTATACTGGGTAAACTCAGAAATTTCTCAGACATCTAGTGGTGGACAGATATTTGCAAATAAAGATTTAACACCAGATATGTTGGGACTAGCAGGGCTACAACTCAACTCTAAAGATTTAGTTGATAAAACGATTACCTCACTTAGATTCAAATATCCAGAGGGGGATACCGCTAAACAACTGATTGACTTAATGATGTTTGCAAACACTAAATCTACTAACATA